GTGACCTTAGTTGCCGACCTAGCGACATTGGTACCGTTGCGCGCCAACCACACGGTGACGTCATGGTCGGCCGTATCGGAGTTTGCGAGTTGCAGGCCCGGGGCCACCATGTATGTTCCGGCCGCGGCAAAGGTCAGGCGCGTCAGGTTGGTTCCGTCAGTCACCATGGTGATCCCAGCGCCGGCAACGTCGGTTGTGCCAAACTTAACTGCCGTTGCGGCCGAGATGCTGCCGGTTTGGTCCGTGATATCGGAGAAAGCGGCGTAGGCCCGGTTGGTGATCGTGGTAAACGGCACCTTGCCACTCAGGACGTCGATGTTTGTGACGTTGACCTCACCCGTGCCCTTGGGCGTGATGTTGATGTCAATGTTGGTATCGGTGCCGTCGGCCAGCAGGTTGTTGTTGGTCAGCGTTAGCCCGGCCGCAGCTGCGGACGTGAAGAACGAATCCGACGTAATAGACGTGATGCCAGAGAAACTGCCAGTGAAGACAACGCCGGTGATAGACCCACCGGTGATGCTGACGTCGTTGGAGTTCTGCGTGGCAATGGTGCCGAGGCCGAGGTTAGTCCGTGCACCCGAGGCGTCTGAGGCGCCGGTGCCGCCATCTGCGATGGCGAGGTCCGTGATCCCTGCGATGGTGCCGCCAGTGATGGCTGCCTTGGCGATGGCGACATAACCGGTCCCGTTGGGAGCCAGCGTGAGGTTGCCGTTCGTGTCGAGCGTGCGGATGGTGTTGCCATCCAGCTGGACGTTGTCCACCGAGGCAGAGCCGGTCCCGACCTTGAGCGCCGTGGCCACACCAGTCCCGCTGTAGACAGTCTTCTCCGCAGCCTCCGGACCCCCGTCAACGTGCAGGACTTGGTCGAAGGTGTCTTTGATCTTCTGCGTCGTCAGGTTCGTTGGCATGGTAGTTGGTCCTCGGTGTATTGTTGGTCATCAATGACGATGGTTTGTTTCTTGGTCATCGTGATCCTCCTTCTGGTTAGGGGTTATGCCAAAGTAATCGTTGCAGAGCGGACGACACCATCAGACCCTTTGGCCTTGATCGTCAGGGTAGTATTGTTAGTCAACTCAAATACCACATCGCCGTTGTCTACTGGGGTCACGGAAGCACCGGGGGCAAAGCCAATGGCACCGTTCACATCCAATTTATAGTCCGGGACCGTCTCCCCAATCCCTACGTTGCCCGAAGTGTCTACGGTAAGTCGAGTTGTGCCATTATCCCGGATAGCAAAGCCACCAATGTTAGACACAAACGCCTGACCACCAATCTTGCCAAAGTAAGCTGCGCCATCGCCCTCGGTAGCTGGGGTAATGTCGTTTGCAAATCTTGCAAGACCGCTCACAATGTCTAGTTTCTCTGCAGGGGTAATGGTGCCAACGCCCACACGGTTGTTCGTCGCATCCACAAACAGCGTGGTAGTATCTACGGTAAGATTTCCCGAAACAGTTGCCGTGGTGAACGTCCCGGCAGCAGCAGAAGACCCACCGATAACAGCCCCGTCGATGGTGCCGCCACTAACGGTCTTGTTGGTCAGGGTCTCTGCCCCTGCCAGTGTGGCGAAGTCGCCATCGGTAAGCGCGGTGTTGAACTGGGCGGTCGTGCCCGTCACCGTGTTGGACCCGAGAGCCAAGGTCTTGTTAGTCAGGACCTGCACATCAGCCTGCATACCCTCAGCCAGTTGCGAGCGCGAGATGCGCTTAGTCTCACTGGCCGTTGCGTCGAAGATCACGAGATCGTCGTTGTTGGCGCTGTTCGCACCAGAGAGAGCCGTGAGGTCTGTGATCCGCTTGCCGGGCATGGGCGTGTCCTCTTGTGAGTGTAGCGAGGCCCCGAAGGGCCTCGCAGATTTTAGACAAGGACGTAATCGAAGATCACGTCGATGTGCGTTGCAGTCGTCACGTTGCTGCCAGTCTTGCCGACAGTGACGGCCGTACCCGCGTCGTTTGCGGTGTAGGACGCACCATCTGCGAGGACCGCACCACCAGTGCCGCCATCGGTGAGCACAGTGCTCTGCGTCAGGTTAGCCTGCGCAAAGGCAACGAGCTTGCGCCCGGTGCTCAGAGTTCCCAGCACGTCCACCGTGGTCACGGCGCCAGCAGCACCGCCAACGGCGATAGCTTTGCACGACACCATGCGGATGGACTTACCAGCGACAGCTGCAACAAGCGTGGCACCAGCGTTGATCTCAGCGATCGTAAACCGCTGACGCACGTTCTGGACCATGCCGGTAATCGACACAGTACCCGTTACGGTCAGCGTCTGCAAAGTAGCATTGCCGCTGTTGATCCGCACGTTGTCCTGCGAGATACCTGTATAGACACCCATTTTCAGTCTCCTTTTGTTGGGAGATGGGGGCCGAAGCCCCCATCATTAGGCCGACGGAATGGTGCCGAGGTCAGCGCCCATGTTGACCACCGCCAGCGAAATCTTGACGCGAGCTACGTCGAGACTGGCAGAGTTGATGGTCATCAGGACGTTGGTATTCACCGCGCAGTAGTATGCTGCAGCATCAGCATAACCACCGGTGGTACCCACCGCAGCGTTCAGATCGAAACCGTCGACCCAGAAATCGACAGTGCCGCCGCCGATGCCGACGTCGATGTTACCCGCTGCGCCCTCTGCCTTCTCCAGCGTCGCAACGCCAGACAAAACAAACGAGCCCTTGGGCAGCACACCGATGACCAGCGTGTCGGTGGAGGTCAGCGCGGCTGCGCCGGCTGCAGTGCGGGCGGCCGCGATCTTGGCGAAATCAATTTCGATCTCGGTGACGCTAACGCGGTCGGTGCCGTTGGCGGTGAAGCCAGCCGAGTTCTTGTAGAACCCGAGAGAGTCAGTGTAAGCAACCATGATCTGGTCTCCTTATGCGAACTGGACGACGGCTTGCGCCAGCGCCTCGGGTTTCACAACCTTGTAGCCGTACACCTGCAGGCCGCGCACGATGTTGCCGAAGGTGGACTGAGCGCGGATAGTTTCCATCTCAGTCATCTGCGACGCGAAGGTGAAGCCCATCTTGTGGCCGGCGATGATCGAAGTCTTGCCGGACGAGACGCTCAGGTTGTGCGACACGTAGAGCGTGAAGCGGTCGATCATGCCGAGACGGCCGTTGCGGACCGGGCTGGTGCTGTCGCCAGTCAGCGAAGCATCTTTCAGTTCCGACTTCTTGATGAGACCAGCCATGCGGGCCGGGATCACAAGGTAGCGGTCCGACTCCGGCACGTTGGCCTCGTCAAGCACGGTGCCCATGTCAACGATCAGGTCGATCACCGGGGTGGTGGCCGATGCGCCGTCCTTGGTCACGGTCAGCGGCGAGCCGGTCGTGCCGAGGTTGAACGCTGCCGACTGCTGACCAGCAGTGGCACCCTTGTTGGCTGCAGCGATGTCCGGCAGCATGTCGGTCAGAACGCGCTGGTCGATCTTGACTTTCATCTGCTCGGAAGCGTCTTTCGACCACATGTCCATCAGCTTGACGTCCGACTGAACACGGTCGATGTCGTCTTCGATGCAGGAGAAGTACTCACCTTTGTCGATGAGCAGCTGCAGCTTGGGCGAATCCGGGTTCTCGACGATAAGGTTCTGGCCCTTGACGTACTCACGGATGGTGATGTTGGGCTGGGTACGGATGTTAACCGTATCGCCCATGCGGCGAATTTCGCCTTCGTAGTCGGTGTTCGAGATCGCCGACAGCACGGTGGCGTCGTAGAAGTTCTCGATCAGTTTGCCGGACCAAATCTCGGGAATAAAATTCCCCGAGTAGTCGGGACGGCCGGGAGCAACGGGATAGGCCATGTGGTGTCCTTTCACTTAGCCAGTTTATGTTATGCGACCTTCGCGCTGTGCGGCGAAGATATCGCGTTCGATCCGGTCACGCTCCTGCTCACGACCCTTATACAGACCTTTGCGCACGTCGTCAAAGAACTTGGCAACGTCCGCCCGGTTGTATGCCTTGGCCTCATTGGCAGTCATGCTGCTCGCTGAGGTACGGCCACGTCCGGGGGAAATCTGTTTTTCGAGCTGAGAGCTGGCTACGCTCCGAGGTGATTGAGCAACAGAACCGCTATTCATTGACTGCCACGTCTTGAAGAACCCTGCGACCCGTCGTGCGTCCAGCTGGTTCTGCGCGTTGTCGAGGTACGACTGCCGGGCTACGCCCGACAACGGATCGACTTCAAGCAGCCAGTTGTGGAAGCCCTGCTCGGCGTTGATTTCACGCCAATCTGGGACTTCTGCCGACAGTTCAGACCAGAACATCTGCTCAGAGTTAAGGGCCTGTCGCTGTGCAACGCTCTCCACCTTGGGGACGACAGTGGTCTGCATCTGCATGACCATCCGTTTGAGTTCCGCGACTTCTTGCTGCGCTGCAGCAACTTCCTCACGGGCAGCACGGCGCATGACTTCAATCGAGTCGCCGTAATCCTCAACGTCCTTGTCGGTGATGAGCTTCGCCGCGGCCACCTGTGCAGGTGCCTGCTGGGGCGCGGAAAGCGACGCGATCAGCCGTTCGAGCTGACTGACGCGTTGGCCCATCTGATTGTTCTCCGCCTTGAGGCGAGCCGTTTCAGCGTTGTACATCCCTTGTAGGGACCGCCAACGCTGCTCGTAGGTCAGGTCTTCGTCTGTGTTACCGGGTTGCCCTTGCCCTGTAGGCACCGGTGCAGCCGCAGCATCGCCACCACCGTCGGCTTCGGTCGGCTGCTGGACCTCACCCTCCGCCGAGGACTGGCCCTCGTCGGTCGGGTTGAGTTCTTCGTACAGCTTTGCGACAGCCTCGGACTGTTTGCGAATTTGTGCGGGAATAGCCATTTTTTACGCTCCTCTCGGTGTGCGTGATTGGATCAGCTGCCCCTACGGGGCTGTGCTGCTAAGTCAGGGGACTCACTGACAAGCCTGTAAAGCTCGCCTAAGACCTGACACCGCCCCTGTGCAAGTGTCACGCTCTGTCCCACGCTTGGCAGCCGTTCAAGCTCAGACATCCGCCATTCTCCCAGCCACTCTTGGATGACTGGGTATTGACGGACGCTGTTAGCCAGCGCGAGGATTACTTCGGGTGTGGCCTGCTTCACTGCGGCCCCCCGGTCATTAGGTTAGTCCCTCCAGCCGGAGCACCGGCGAGGTCCATATTCTGTGCTGCAGGCTGCCCGCCCCCGGGTGCCGGCATCTGCTGCGCCGCAGCGGCAAGCCGCTCGTTCATCGCCAGCTTCTCACGCGACGGGACGATGTCGTCGACCGGCATCTGCAGCCCCTTAGCGACTTCACGCAGCAGCGCAGCGCGACCCTGCGGCCCGATGATGCCGATGTCGAACTCGTTGGCTGTGGCGTTGAGGAACTCCACGCGACGGACGTTGACCGTCTCCTTAACAGCGAGGTTAACCGCGCCCTTGGCAACGACCTGTGCATCGCCCTTGATCGACTCATCGGGATCGTAGCGCATGTTGTAGACGAACTGACGCTGCACGATGGTCTTGAGCACGTCGTTGTCGATGTGCATCACCACCTGCCGGATGCCCTTGCCCGCGGAGCCCATGAGCATGGAGAGGCCCGACGCTGTGCGTCCTGCCCCCTGCACGTTGGTGTCGCCGTAGATGTAGGCCGGGATGCCGCTGTGGTCGTCCGCCATGCGCGAGAAGCGGTCGTAGACCCCCACCAGCGTGTTGGCGTTGTCGTTGGGCTGGTTGAACCGCACGGCCGGAGCCGACGAACCCAGTGGGTCGTTGAGTACCTGCCAGATTTTCCACGGCTGCAGCTGGGTGATGTCCTCGTTGGGTGGCAGACGTTCGAGGTTAACCTCGACCTGCGGCCCGGAGGCAATCGCCATGTTGTTGACCAGAGCCCGGGCTGCTGCGTTGCAGACGTTCTGGATGTCCTCGATGATCTCGGGGATGGCCTTGCCCCAGAAGGCGCCGGGCTGCTTGATGAAGCTGGTCTTGGCGTAGGGCTTCTCACCGAGCGGGTCGTAGTTGAGCACCGCCTTGATGATGTAGTTCCCAACGCACCAGATGTTGGCGTCGTACTCGCGGTCGACGTCAGGCACTTCCTCCTCGGTCATGCCCCACTCTTGCAGCATCCGACCGCTGATCTTGCCCCAGAACTCCAACGCGTCGTAGACCTCGGTCGGGCGCAGCTCGGTGTGGAACTTGCGCTCCTCCTCCTCGCGTGCGTCCTTCTGCCACTCCTGCACCCACGACTGGGTGTTGCCGATCTCCAGCACTTTGCGGATGGCTTGGTCGTCGTAGCCCGGCACACCGATGAGATCGGCCAGCTGGGTCCGTGTCATCTCGTGGTACTCGAAGATGTACCCGTCGTTGATGCGTGTGATACCCGGCTCGGGGTAGATGTTGAACGGGCTGACCCGCTCAAACTCAGGCGCAATGCGCTCGCCGGGGACGAGCTTGCTGCCCTCCCACTTGAGGTAGCGCTGGCGCCGGACGATCGGCCCCTTGATGAATGCCGCCGGGAAGGTCACGAGATCAGTGATGAACTCGTTGAACGCATCTGCCCAGCCGCCTTGGGCGAACTGGTCGTCGATCTTGATTCGCATCTTGTCGACGCGGTTCTGCGCCGCCTGCAGGATTTTGAACCGGAACTCCTGCCCGACCATCTCTTTAAGCTCGGCGATCTGGCTCTTGCTTGGCGCCTGCCCTGACGACTGCAGAATCTCCATCACGCGCTCGGCGAAGGCCAGCTGCAGTTCTTCTGACTCTTTGGGCGACAGGTCTGGGATGGGTGTCGGCACGAGGTCCCACGGAGGCGAGCCGTTGTCGAGCAGGATGTCCCGCAGCCAGCTCTCGGCCGCACGACACTTGACCTCGGTAATCATCATGTAGACTTCGGACCCGCCCTGCGCCCTGATGGCGTTGAGCTTATCCGCCTCATACTCCCCGTTGCGTTGCCGCATGGCCATGAGCATGATGTCGGTGATGGGGTCACGCGAGATGCGTGATGCGTCCCAGCACTCCTTGAGGTAAGCCGTGATGCCAAGCATGACAGGGCTGCTCTGCCGCGCTGCAAGGTCC